ATTACTTGGTTGTTACGATAATTTCTAAAAATTCACGTTGCTCAGCAACCTCTGTTTTATAAATAATTACTATATCCAAAGCTCATCACTCTCCTCCATATAGGAGTCACCCCACGACCATTCGTGAGACATGTTGATTGGAGCTAATATTGATGTTTGATCGAACTCTAAATAGTTGATCAAGTCAGATTTACCATAAATGTAACCAAGATTATCATATCTATACTCAGCTGGAAGTTTATCAGCTTGAAACGGTTTGATTTTTTGCATACGTGGATCATGGAGTGCTTTTCTGTAGATTTCTTCAACCTTACGAAGGTGATGATAACTATTTTTATGCAATTGCTTTGAGTTTTCTTTAAATAAATCTAGTATATGTTTGCAGTTAAATATACTTGCTATACAAAACTTACCCATTAGTTCTTTTTCTGTTGCTTTATGCACAGAAGCACTAGTGTGTTCGTAGTAAGCAGTTATACTTCCCTTACTTTTACTAGATTTTTCAAATAAATCCTTAGCAACCTCCCAAGTTTTCCAGTTTGCCATTGGTGGTCTTTTTGGTAAAGGATGGTTTTTATAGATATTGTGCGCGACCTTTAAATCGAGATCAGTTGGTTGGAACCTTCCATATGTTGGAATTCCTAGACCTCCTAGATGTTCAGGTATAAACCATGGTCTATGACTAGCTTTTAATAATTCCCAATTTTTGTTTAGAAAGCATTTTAATGCATCTTCTTTACAGAAATCAGGACAGCTTTTCATTAGATCGTGGCCTATATTTCCTATTGATTGATATGTATCAGAGTCAGCTAAAGTGGTTTTTTCTACTCCACCTTTTGTTGATCTTTTCATTCCATACACTAAACCCATGTTTACGTATTCCAGTTTCTTCATATAATAAACTTTTTTATTATATGGTTTATATAATTTTTTATAAACTGTTTTGAATGGTACATTTCCAAACTCATCAATCCCTAACACATTGAATGTGTCTTTAGGTATCTGGACAACTATCTCTTCTCTTTGTATGTCACAATATTTTGGTACAATTGTAAATTGTGTCGAGTTCATTTCTAAGAATTTATCACTGAAGTAGCACTTTCCTATACTTGGTGTAAGGCCAACAAAGTCACTTATTTGTTCCCACGCCACTTTACTTCGGTCATTCATTCTTGTTACTAAATCATCACCATTAATCGCCATTTTACAACTTTTTAAAGTAAGATTTCTTTGCATCCCTATCTCTTTTGCCCATCTAACTGCCGTCGCATTGATGAGACAAAGAAATGGAAAGCTCGTAATCGAACCCATTAGTTGTCCACGTTTTTGTGGTTTAAGATAACCTGTTTCAGGATCTTCTATTTTATGACCCGTTAATGATTTTAGTAACAACGCTTCTTCTTCTTTTGTCAATTTTAACTCACTTGCAACTGCTTCTGCAGTAGCATTTGTTGCCCATGAATATAATTGATTTGTTGCGTCTGAATAATCACCCGAAAGATATTTTTCTCCTTCTCTACATTCGCCTATTTGTTCTTGTAAGTACTCAGCACTTATTTCTTCACTAATTAGTTTAAATGTTCCACTCTTATCGCTTTTTAAGATACTCCACAGTTTTTTCTGTAAAGTTTTTAAATAGAAATAAGTTAAAGGTGGTCCTTTACTAATTATTCTGATTTTAAGTGCCTCAGCTAGGCTTACTAACACTGCCGTTGCGTCTTCTTTGAGAGCAGCGTTGTAGATTCTATATCTTAAGATTTCCCATGTTTCTTCCAATTTACTTGTATCAGCTATTAGATGATTAGATAATTTGTTGGTATCTTTGTTAAGTTCTTCAAAATGTATTAATTGTTCTTCAGTTTTAAGTCCTTGTAATAGTTCAGGATGTTCCAGAATCAAACCTACAGTACCCGCTTTACTGCGTGTGTTATTATAGTTTGCATTCGTTGATGGGAATACCATTGTATTCCAATCTTCTTTGGTCATCTCTTTACCATTAAACAATTCCTTTATT